TTCTTTCTTGGTAAATTCAGATTCAACGCCGTCTCTTTTAACTGATGGGTTGCCTAAATAACCTAGCTCATTGTTCTTTATCTGGTTCGACATCTATAATATTATCATCTTTATTTAACAACATTCTTTGTAAATCGGTAGTACTACCCACAAAAACGTTATTGTTTGTCACTTGTTTTCGGTCTTCTTTTGTTAGATCCTTTTTAGCCTTTTGAAGCTTCATAAGTTTATCAGTTACTTCACCAACATTTCTAATATGATTTGACAATACTTCAAATGCTCTTGGATGCTCAGATTCTCTAGCAAGCTCAGCCAATGTATCCATTGACAAAGTACCAGTTCTAATTAAATCTTTATAAGTCTCTCTAGAAAACTCATAATCATCTTTTATATCTTTTGATTCTACTGGAATTTTAGCTATATCTTTTTTATTTTTTGAAGGTAGATTTTTAGCTAATCTTTCAGAGATCTTTTCTTTTTTATCCATTTTATATTGTCCATGTTGTAATAATACCAGTTGAATTTGATGTTCCACCAGTAATTGTTTCGCCAGGTTGGAAATATCCATCTGCGTCAATAACAGCCAAGTCTTTTCTAACAGTAACACCTTCTTCTACAATTGGAGTAAATGTTAAAACTTTACCAGTTGAACCGGATGTTGTTCCAGTGATAATTTCTCCAACACTAAATGTTCCAGAATCTGCCTGCAATTGAAGTGTAGGTGTTTGTGGTTGGTTAATAAAGTCAATAGTTGTAACAACTCTATATTGATTAGCCCCAGGAGTTCCAGTTACTAACGTATCTGATTCAATAGCAGTTAATGGATCTACCTGAATATTTTGGTCAGCCAAAATAAGAGTTCTATTATCAAAATCAGTATAATCAATATCAATTTCTTTAATAACATTTTGAGTACCCTTAGAACTATAAAATGTCATTTTCATAGTAAATCCAAGTGTATAAGTTAGTACTCTTCTAGTTAAAAAATCTGCTTCGTAATCATCATTAATGGCTACTGAATTAAGAACTACTGGAACATCTTGTTTAAAATCTGTCCAGCCATCAATAGGTTTAATAGATACTGTATAATCTGGTTGAAAATATGGAAGTATTTGTTCCATAACTTGTAGTCCATCATCCTGGCTATTTGCCATGATAGTCAATTCCATACCAATATTATATGGTACTTGATGATCAATTTTATCTCTAGTTAAACTATTTGTTCCAATATTTGTTATTTTATTTCGCTTATTTTGCTTTTGATTTAAGTCAATATCAATACTAGTAATTTCAAACGCCATTCTTGGTAACTTAAGAGCCATTGAAGAATCACTTAAATTTTCATTCATTCTAGCTAAAAACTTTTGTTTAGGTCCATAAGCTAATGGAACCTTTACTTGATTTAATATACCACCACTTCCATCTTTTCTTATGACAGAAATATTATTAAAAAGAGTACCAAAAACAGCTACTGATTTTCTAATTGTTGCGTGATAAAAGTGACTTCCAAACATTAGTAATTATCCGATGGATCTCCAAATGGGTTGCTTTCAGTAAAATCTAAGAATCCGTCTGCAGCTACTTCAAACGCAACGTTTTCAGCTTGAGTATCTGTAGGATCAACGAATAAACTGTTATCTCCAATATCATATATCTTAGTTATAGTTACTACATTATTAGATGTTTCGCCTTTAAGAGTAAGAGTTGAAGACTCTACAAAATCACGAGCTTCAGCTACACCAGATACCCCAATTTGAGATACTTGAATTCTACCAGCAATCGTAGATAGTCTTTCAATACTTTGAATTTCTCCAAACACACTTGTTAATGCTAATGGTGGACTATCAGTATTAAATGTAAGATCTTGAGTAACCTTTTCGCCTTTTTGTAGATGTATATTATTTGTAGTAGAATATTCTAAAGTAACTTGATATGTATCAGTTTCTTCAATAACATCAATACCAGGAATTCCAGTATCAAACTCTTCTTCAGCGTATTCATATAAAGCACATTGTAATCTATATACTGGAAGATTAGATAATTGATAAAATGGTTGTTCATGTTCAACAAACATGACTTCAAAAAACTTATTAGTTAAAGGTAAAAATATTAAATCACCTTCTCTTGGTCTAGGTGTTTCACTTACTTCATCTTGAAAACCAACATATCTATCCCATATTTTTCTAGAAATAACAAAGTTAACTTCATCTCTTATTTCTAAACCAAATTTAGAATATAAATCTCCTTGACCTTCAAATCCTTCAGTCCCTTCAATATAACCTTCAATCATATAGGCATCATCAAATTTAGAAGATTGATCTTCTCCTAAAATAGAATCTTTATTTACAATATCTCTAGGTAAGTAATATATGTCTTGTCCATATATTTTTAATGACTCGATAATTAAATCTTCGTAAAGATTTTGCTCGGATCTTACGGCCTGAGAGAAATATACGTTTCTAGGCATGATCTATCCCGTGTAAAAATCGATAGGTTCTTCCCAATTAAGCCTAGCTTCTTCAGTAAGCTTTTCGATTTCTTCTTTTGAATCGTCAAATATTTGTCGGCCATTAAAGGTTACACCACCAGGCATTTGCATACCTTCAAACTTTAATAGATTTAAACCCCATTGTTGTTTTATTAAAGCAGTAGCATATTTTTTTAAATAATAGTCGTTGTATACATCAGTGTAAGTATCTGGATCTACAATTCTATAACACTCTATTACTAAATAAGTAAATCTGCCAGGAGTAAGTTCTGAAGTAAGTAATCCAGAATTACCCATTCCACTATGTACTTGACAGTAATAATATAACGAAGTTTCTGTTGTATCTGTTACTACTAGTTTTGTACTTGCTCCTGCTTGACCTGGAGTTCCAGCATAAGTTACTCCAGAAGTGTATTCACTTCCACTTGCATGCGCGCCATTAATAGTAGTACTTAATTTAAGTGGATGACCAGCGTTTGAAGCATGTGATTGATCAAAAGTAATTGTTGATCCAATTGATAATGTTTTATTTGGAGTTGTTACACCATCAAATAAGAACTTACCACCAGATACTGTAACAGCAATAGTTACATCATCCGGAGTTTCAGTGTCAGTAGACCAATCCATATTAATACGCAATTGGTTTTTATGTCTATTAAAATCTACATGTTTTTCATCACTATCAAGAACCATATCTAACATAGCTAGATGTTGCATTTTCATAGTAAAATCATGTAGCTGACCCATAAATCCAAGTGAATGCATATCGTTTAACATAACTTGATATTTAACATCAAACATATTGTTTGTTAAATTAGAATCAGTTAAAGGCATAAGTCTAACAACATTTGTCACTAAATTAGGTATAGTGATATACCCATTAGTTTGATCTGTTTTAGTAACTAAGTGCTTTAAATATACTTTTTCGATGGCATCAGCATGATACTCTTGATAAAACTGTAAAGCCTCATCAATTCTATCATCTACTTGATCATCATCCACATTAATTTCGATTACAGGATGCCCTAAAGCTCTTTTGCAATATTGAATTAATGTTGATCTACTATTTGGTTTAGCCATATTACTATTTATACCTATTAATCTTCCGAACTAGCATCTACTAAAGTCTGTATTAATTCTAAATCATATGCTTGCTGTACTTGTGCGTCTATACCAGTAGCAATAGTAATGTCATTTGTATTACAGTGGTCTACCAATAAATCAACGATTTGTTTTTGTGCCTTTGCAACTCGAACATTAATACAGTTTTGAACCCAAAACTCTATATCTGTCATTACATAATCAGCCGCTTTTACCTGACCGTCTGTTAGTGTTATTGTATAATCTGCCATTTTTTCTCCTATTAACCTATGAATCTTCCTCTAAACCAAGTATGATGAACATTAGAATAAGTTGTGTAACTAGTGCCTGAGGAAGTATATGGGTGATACCCAACCGTATCTCCACTTGTTAGATATATTGTATGTATTGATGAAATTATCGATTGGCCAGGTGCTGTAGTCCCGCCATATTGATCCGTGAAATTTGCACGGCCTCCATTAACTGCTAACCACGCCTGGGCCCAACCATTGGTTGCAGTTGAATTAAAATAACAAGAACCTTCGAATATATAAAACCCATCCCACGGAGCAGTATATAAGCCATTAGAGGTATTATAATCATTACCTATATTAAGACCAGCAGTGGGAT